CCTATTTACAACAACGACTACAGTTTCCAGTATGTCTACACGGATGGCTACAACTACTATGACATTGCCTATTACTGTGCTGGTGTGCGGCCCGGCTTTGCCGCCTAATCCCCCGCAGGATGATCCCGCCCCTATCCCGCCGCCGAAAGGCGGCGGTTCCGGGAGGGAACCCCAAACAAAAATAATAATGGCGGCGTAAGCCGCCCGACGATTTTTTGAAAATGGGGGTTTTCCGGTAAAGTGCTATCATTTGACTGTCTTTTGAGTGCATACACCGGACAAAATCAGCCATACAATATCCATAAGCCTGTTTGAAGGGGGTATTGTATGGCAACAAACAAGCGTGTTTTCACCTTGCGCTTATCTGATGAAGTCTTTGACAAGATCGGGGCGCTTGCAACCCGTGAACACCGATCCATTACCAATTACATTGAATTTGTTCTTCTGAAACACTTGGAAGAAGTGGAAAAGGCGGAAGGAACGATCAATGTCGATAATTCACCCAAAGGGGTATAACTGAAAATGTCTGTCCTGAAGCAAAAGAGAACCACAAGCAAGGCCGAGTTCATCAATACGGCCAATCAGATTTATGTTGAAACCCTGAACTTCCTAACCCGTCTTTCAGCCCGGTATTCCCGGTTGATTGCGGAGCCGGTGGCAAAGCTGGCCGGTGAGATCATCGACCATGCGGAGAAGGCCAACAGTATCTTTCCTTCGGACAACCAGCGCATTGAAATGAGGAAGGCCCATCTTCTTGAAGCACGGGCTTCCCTGATGGCGCTGGATGTTCGCTTGACCCATGTTTACCTGATTCTGAACCAGAACCCGGAAGGGGCCTTTACCACTTCCAAGGGGAACCCGGTGAAGTCACAGGATGCAATGGAAAAGCTGGATAAGATGGCCCAAAACTTGGGTGAACTGATCGACAAAGAAAGCGAACTTTTGAAAGGGGCAATCAAAAATGTAACAGCGAAACAGAAATGATTTTCCCATTAGGTGTGCAACTGATAATGAGCCTGTTGGCGGTGTGGTGGTGGCTTCGTTCCCCTAATTACAACAACAACAATAATTTCCAGAATGTCAACACGGATGGCAACAACAACAATAACAATGCCAATTACTGTGCTGGTGTGCGGCCCGGATTTTGCAAATATACACGGTCAAATGTAGTAACAGAAGGCAAACGGCTTTTCAGGTGAAAGACGACCGATGTAAAAGGAGTTGTACTTCCTTGGGTTTCAATCCCTAAAACTGCCCTTTGATGCCCTTACACGGACGCTTCTTGCATGGTGGGTGATTGTGCCTTAACCCATTTCATGTGTGAGGACAAAGCAATTTAGATGGCACCCTACAACGAATTTGTACGAGGGGCGAATACTTTTATTATGACAAGCCAAGAACGGCATGAAGCAAGGTTCCAGCGCCGCAAAGCAAAGCGGTTGGAACGGAAACAGGCCCGGTGTGATAGCCTTGGGCCAATGAATAAAGTTTTTTCCTATCGGAAGATGTTCTTCTATGGGAAAAAGTGCTGTAACGGGGTGCGGTGGAAGCAAAGTGTTCAAAACTTTGAAGGCCACCTGTTTTCTGGTACGGCAACACGGCGGCGAACGGTGTTGGAACAGACTTGGAAGCCCAAAGCCTGTTCCCATTTCACCCTTCGGGAAAGGGGCAAAATCCGCCCGATAGATGCCCCGCACATTACGGATCGACAAATCCATAAAACCCTTTGCAATGAAGTTCTGATCCCGCTGTATTCACCTTCGATGATCTATGACAACGGGGCAAGTCAGCGGGGAAAGGGCCTTCATTGGCAGTTCAAGCGGATCAAACAACAGCTTGGATGGCATTACCGGCGCTATGGCCGGGAAGGTGCTGTGTTGCTGTTGGATTTGAAAGGGTTCTTTCCAAATGCTTCCCACGCCCTGTTATACCAGCGGCACCGGGAATTGATTTTGAACCCTGAACTTCAAAACTTGGCTGATACGGTGATCCAGTATTCCCCATGCCCGACACCGGGCCGGGGTATACCTTTGGGCGTTGAGCCTTCCCAACAGGAAATGGTGGCGTTACCAAGCAAAATTGACCAATGGATCAAGTGTCAGGCCCGTGTTCATTGCGCCGGTCATTACATGGATGATTACTATGCTTTCTTTCCCACGGTGGATGAAGCAAAGCTGATGGGCCATGAAATTGTAAGGCGTTTTGAAGCCGCTGGAATCCGAGTGAACAAGCGCAAGTGTAAGGTGATCCCGCTTACAAAGCCGTTCCGGTTCTGCAAAGCCCGGTTCACACTTACCGAAACCGGCAAGATCAAGGTGAATGGAAGCCGGGATGGAGTGAAACGGGCAAGGCGAAAACTGAAGCTGTTTCACAGGGAGTTCAAAGAGGGAAAACGATCCTTCTTTGACATAGAACAATACATGGAATGCCAAAGCGCCTATTACCGGAACTTCAACGATCATGGCCGGTTGTTACGGTTGCGGCGGCTTTACCATGCAATCTTTTTCGGAGGTGGACAATGTTTAGAATCATCAAAGCCGGGGCCGGTATCGGCCTGACCGAGAACCTGAACTACATCAAGAAAGCCGAAAATGGTTGCTACATCCTTTGCCCGGAGCATGACGCTTCGGGCATTGTTTTTGAGGGTGTGGCTTACCATTTGTTGGGCCGTGCCGCTATGGACGAACTGGAAACCGTGAGTTTGGAGGAAACGGACGCAGGAACCGAGATCACCAAAGCCACAGAAGCCGGTGGAATCGTCTTTGTCACCTTGGCGGAAGCCGGGAGCATTGACCCCACCACGGCGGCTGAACACGCTGATCTGTTCGCTGAATGGGCTTTCCCTGTGGCCTACACGGTAGGGCAGATTCGCCGGTATAACGGAACCCTTTACAAGTGCGTTCAGGCCCATACTTCCCAAGCGGATTGGACACCGGACACGGCTTCCAGCCTGTGGAGCAAAACGAGTGATCCCGCTGAAGAATGGCCCGAATGGAGCCAACCGGTAGGAGCGCATGATGCTTATTCCAAGGGGGCAAAGGTGAGCCATAAGGAAAAGCATTGGATTTCCACGGTGGATTCCAATGTGTGGGAACCCGGTGTGTACGGGTGGGAGGAAAGCACGGATGGAGTATAAAACCTATGTTTGCCGTAAACGGGCAAGGTTCAAGGCGATTTGCGGACAAGTGAACATTCCGTATGGAACCACCCTGAATGGTCAGGGTGGTTTTTTGATCCTGAATGATCTTCCGGTGTGTTCGGCCACCAGCCAAAACGCCTATGACTTCTTCACACAGAATGATGATGGCATGGGGCAGGAACGGGGCGAACTGTTGAACCGGATCATTCCCAAGCTGGAAAAGCGTGATGCCGGGTATCAGGCCCGGTGGGGGAAGATTTGGGAAGATGCCCTTTGTCAGAAGTACAAGCGCCCGGATCAGGAAGAACATTGGATTTGGAACTTCGACTTCTACAACGGCCCTGTTGAGGATTTGCGCTATATTGCCGCCCTGATCGGGGCCTGATAGGAGGGAAATGCCATGACGATTTATCAGGTGTTGTGCTTGATTGGTGTTCCCGCCTTGATTTTGGCAGTATTCAAATACCTGTGGAGTCAAATCAAGCATAATACCGAGGATTCCAAGGCTTTGAAGGCCGGTATTCAGGCCCTTCTTCGGGCGCAGATGATCAGCGATTTCAATAAGTATTCCGAAAAAGGCTATGCCCCAATCTATGCACGGGATAATTTTGAAAATTGCTGGAAGCAGTATCATTCTTTGGGGGTGAATGGGGTGATGGACGATCTTCACAGAAAATTCTTGGAGTTGTCCACCGATCCCCCGGAAGAATGAGCAGACGAACCAAAAAGCCAAAGCGTGAGTTTTCCAAGCTGATCCTGTATGTGGTGGGGGCCGTAACCGTTGGGGTTACGGCCTTCACCCTTATCATGGTTTGGAAAACTGAAAACCTTGAACCGCTGGCCTATTTGATCCCCGCCATATTTGCTGAATTGGCAACCGCAACCGGGTTTTACTATTCCAAAGCCAAAGCCGAAAACCGGATCAAACTTCGGAAGTTGTACGGCCCGGAAATCTATAACGATGCAAAGGAGATTTGAAACCATGCTGAACGCTGTTTTGAACAATCTGATCAATATTGGGTGGGCTATGCTGATCTTCCTGTGTGCGTACCTGTCCAATGTTGCTTTTTCCCTTTACTACAACATCAAGGTTTTGCTTCAGCCCTTTGACAGACAGAAAATGATCAATTCCGGGCTGAAGGTTGCCACCTTCGTTGTGGGCCTGACCTTGCTTTGTGTAGCAATCACCACCCTTCCGATTTATGCGGATCAGCTTGGGTGGGCAATCCCGGAAGAATACACAGAAATTTTTGCTGATTTGGTTATTGTGGGCGCTGTGCTGATGGTGTCTTGTAAGTATATCGCAGAAGCCTTCACCAAGTTCAGGGCCATTCTTCAGGTGAAAGGAGATACAGAAAATGAGTAATTCCCCCCTTGCAACCTATACCCGGATCACGAAAAACAAAACCAGCCCCCGGAACCATGCCATTGACACCATCACGATTCATTGTATCGTTGGGCAATGGACAGCAAAACAGGGGTGTGATTATTTCGCCACCACAGACCGGCAATGTTCCGCCAACTATGTTGTTGGTAAGGATGGTTCCATTGGCCTTTCCGTGGATGAAAAGGATCGTTCTTGGTGTTCCAGCAACGGCACCAATGACAACCGGGCAATCACCATTGAAGTTGCTTCCGACACCACCCACCCTTACGCCGTTACCGCCAAGGCTTATGCGGCCCTGTTGGATTTGGTAACGGATATTTGCAAGCGGAACGGGATCAAGAAGTTGGTGTGGAGTACGAACAAGAATGACCGTGTGAATCATCGGAACGGATGCAACATGACCGTTCATCGTGACTTCGCCAACAAAGCCTGTCCGGGGGAATATCTTTATTCCCGACACGGGGAGATTGCCTCAGAAGTCAACAGGCGGCTTCAGGGCGCTTCCGCTGGTGGTGGGGTAGTAGTTACACCCCCAACCGCAGAAAAGCCCACAGGCGGCACCACAGGGGCCACCGTGACCCCTTACCTTGTGCGGGTGAAGATCACAAACCTGAATATCCGTAAAGGCCCCGGCACAAACTACGGTGCAACCGGCTACATCCAGCCCGGTATTTATACCATCGTGGCTGAAAGCACCGGCAAAGGTGCGTCCAAGTGGGGCAAACTGAAAAGCGGTGCCGGGTGGATTTCCCTTGACTACGCCACCAAAACCTGACCATGAGAAAAGGCCCTTCCGGTTCAAGCTGGAAGGGCCTTTTTTGCGTGTTTCTACTATGTTACTAATAACCCCGATTTCACCGAACTTCAAAGGGCTGAAATGTTCAGTATTTGGGGGGCTTCAGAGCGTTGCAGAGTAGAAATATTTATGGTACAATACCCCCGCAAACCGAATTGCAGCTATATCAAAATATTCGATATTCTAACAATTGCGGAGGTGTTTTCATTGATCAAAGAGATCGAAATTCAAGGATGTGTCACCGTTCCTGAAGAGGTTTCCGGGGATGACTTTATTGATAAATTCCTCGCATTTATTGAAGAGAACAACTGGAGCTTTGGCGGCGGTTATCGGACCATTATAGACGGGTACTATATGAATGAGGACGGGACAAGGGGAAAGCACGTCCTTGATGCCTGAATGAAAATTTCAGCCTTGCTGAAATTTTGCACTGCCGAACGGAATTAGAAGAAGGACAGCTCTCGAAAGAGAGCTGTCCTTCTTGCTGTTCTGTGGAAAACTTTTCTCAGAACGCGCACTTTTCGCGCAGGAAGTCCTTGACCTGATCGATGGGGATACGGACCTGCTCCATGCTGTCGCGCTCGCGGATGGTGACGCAGTGGTCGGCCGCGATGCCGTTGGCCTCGTCGCCGACGGTGTCGAAGTCAAACGTGATGCAGTACGGCGTGCCGATCTCGTCCTCGCGGCGGTAGCGCTTGCCGATCGAGCCGGTCTCGTCGTAGTCGACCATGAATTCCTTGGAAAGCTCGTTGTAGAGCTCCATCGCGGGACCGGCGAGCACGTCCTTCTTGGAAAGCGGCAGGATCGCGGCCTTGAAGGGGGCGAGTGCGGGGTGGAAGTGCAGCACGACGCGCACGTCGTCGTTGCCCTTCTTGTCCTGGCCGACGACCTCTTCATCGTAGGCGTCGCACAGGACCGCGAGCACGCTGCGCTCCACGCCGAGCGACGGCTCGATGACATAGGGGACGTATTCGACCATGTCCTTGCCCTCGCCCTCGCGATAGACCATCTTCACGCCGCTGGTGTTCTGATGCTGCGTGAGGTCGTAGTCCGTGCGGTCGGCAACGCCCCAGAGCTCGCCCCAGCCGAACGGGAAGAGGAACTCGAAGTCCGTCGTTGCCTTGGAGTAGAAGCACAGCTCCTCGGGATCGTGGTCGCGCAGGCGGAGGTTCTCGTCCTTCAGGCCGATGGAGAGCAGCCAGTTGTGGCAGAACGTGCGCCAGTAGTTGAACCACTCAAGGTCGGTGCCCGGCTTGCAGAAGAACTCGAGCTCCATCTGCTCGAACTCGCGCACGCGGAAGATGAAGTTGCCCGGCGTGATCTCGTTGCGGAAGGACTTGCCGATCTGGCCGATGCCGAACGGGAGCTTTTTGCGCGTGGTGCGCTGGACGTTATTGAAGTTGACGAAGATGCCCTGCGCGGTCTCGGGGCGGAGGTAGACGGTGTTCTTTGCGTCCTCGGTCACGCCCTGGAACGTCTTGAACATGAGGTTAAACTGACGGATATCGGTGAAGTTGTGCTTGCCGCAGGTGGGGCAGGGGATGTTGTGCTCTTCGACAAAGTCCTTCATCTCCTGCTGGGAGAAGGCGTCGATGGGCTTGGGAAGCTCGAAGCCGGTCTCGGCGCACCAGTCCTCGATGACCTTGTCGGCGCGGAAGCGCTCGTGGCACTCGCGGCAGTCCATCAGCGGATCGGAGAAGCCGCCGAGATGGCCGCTTGCTACCCAGGTCTGCGGGTTCATCAGGATCGCAGCGTCAAGGCCGACGTTGTAGGGATTCTCCTGCACGAACTTCTTCCACCAGGCGTTCTTGATGTTCTTCTTGAGCTCGGCGCCGAGGGGGCCGTAGTCCCAGGTGTTGGCAAGGCCGCCGTAGATCTCGCTGCCGGGGAAGACAAAGCCGCGGTTTTTGCACAGCGCGACGATCTTGTCCATCGTCTTTTCGGTGTTTTTCATGGTGAATTTCTCCTTTCGGTACTTGGCTCAGGAGATAAAAAAACGCCCTGAGCCTATTAAAGTAGGCTCAGGGCGAACAAATCATTGTCCGTGGTTCCACCTGAATTCCCCGCTGGATGCGGGGCACTTCGTTCCCTTGTAACGGAGGGACCGGCGCGGCATTTCCGCCGCGCGGCTCAAAAGCGCCGCCTTTTCCGTTCCGCAGGGACTTGCACCGGCCGTCCCCTCTCTTGAGCGGGTGAAAAGAAAAGGCTTCTTTCTCGCTGCCTTTATTGCGCTCAGCATACCATGACTGAAATTGTTTGTCAAGACAAACCGAGAATCCCTGCGTACCCGCAAGGGGAGCGGGCAAAGGGGGATATTCTCTTTCACAAAAGAGAATATCCCCCTTTAAATCCCCCAAGAGAA